ATGATGCTCTCACTAGAGTCATTTTTTGTTACATCTAAGTTAGCATGACCTGCAGAGTACAGACCCCACTTATAAGTATACACACCTTCTTTGCTATTCAAGAAGTTCAATTTCTCAACATCACCATTGAACCCTGCAGGAATACGTGACTGGTGAAAATAGTTCTCACCTTTACGCTGTTTACCTAAGCCGGCAATATAGAACGAACTCACTGCTGGTAAGAACAGTGCCCATTCAGGGTCTTGTTTTGCTGATAGATTATCTTGTTGCAATTTTTTCTTCTTCTTTAATTAGTGTTTTAACCATTTCAATCTTATTGATATAGCCATTCATAGTACTTCGCATCTCACTTACTAAGTCTTTGATTGCGGGACTAGAATCACATAATGCTTGTAGCTCTTGTTCTTCAAACATCTTCTTCTCAGCCCACTTTAGAATACTGATAGCGTTAGGTGTTAGATTGACAGTAGCACTGCCGCCACCGACAATTTGCCAATTGTTACCATCAAATACTTTCATGCTTTGTGTAGATGAATCAAATGCTAACGAGCCTGTCATAGGATTAGGATTAGAATTCAAGTAAGGGACTGCTCCCTTACTACTAGTCACATTCATGAACTCGCCACCAACTACGTAGTCAATCATTTTGCTTGAGCAGGCAACAAGTAACGATATGTAGCTAGACCACTGTCAACTGTGATTTCAACTGCGCCTGCATCACTGATGCGAACAGTCTTATCACCGGGTAGATCCATGATAGCTTGGAATACTTTAACTGGCCACTTGTGCGGCTTAGCCAATGTACCTGAGACACCTGAATGAAACACAAAGTTACCTGAGTGAGTTGATGGGTCACCAAAGTATACCTTCAAGTCACCGTTTTCTGTCTTAGTAGCAAAGTTTTGTTCTTCGCTGTTCGCACTAGCTTGCTTCTTTAGTCGCTGAATACCTGCAATAGTAGGACTAAACTCAACGTTCCAAGATGCACCTTTAAATGTAACTGTCTTGACCTTTTCATCAACGATAGTCTTAGCCATCAAGCGATAATCGTTAATGAAGTCTCCGCTTTTTGTTTCAAAGTGAATTGCGCTAGGAACATCAACCCCATCACGTTGACTTTTAGTAACATTGATCTTAGACGCAGAATCATAATCATCAAAGCCCAAGATAGTTTTTAGTTTGCTCAAGTTAGGCATACCGAATGTGCCGATAAACTCTGCGATAGGTGATTTAGTAGTACCACTAACTACGACACTCTTATCTTCTGCGATAGCGTTGATTTGTGTCTCTTTGTCTGTACCTGTGATTTTAATCAAATCAATAACACCTAGACCATGTGTGTATTGAATCAAGTCTTGTAAATTATCTTTCATGTTTTTCCTTTGTATAATAACTATTTAGGTAGTTGTTCTTACTATTATAGCGGGATATAATGCGTAAGTCAACTACCAGTTTAACCGAATGTGAATAAATCATCAAACGTTGAATTGGTATCTGTGTTAGAACGAATGTCCCAATCTAACACACCCAATAAGTTGTCAATCTTTTCGTCAACTAATGTCTTTTCCATTTCTTTATCATCAAATGGTAACTCACAGAACCAATGAGGTAATCTAAGTTCATCAGTTGGGTAGGCAACACTAGTGAATCCTAATGGATTAGGTTTAAGCTTGCAAACAATAACCTTCATACCATCTACGATTTTTTGACTATACTGGTCACCGTTGACTCTACGTAAGTAGTTGTAGTTCAATGCCGCACGAACGTGCCCAGGCATGTTGGCACGACCAGTTAAACTCTTTGCCTCTAGTTCACCATAGCTTGTGAGTTTGTTCACACCTTTAGGTGACCCCTTAGTCCAACTATCCTGTGCTGATAATACACGCTTGAATTCTTTCACTTTCTCAATGACTTCTTCACGCTGTTTACCCTGTTGAATAACCATCTGCAATACGTCCATCAAAAACTCTTGCACATACTTAGGTGTATCTGCACGTTTCAAGTCAAGACCCATAGCTTTAATGTCACCTAGTTTACCGTCTTTGTCTTTACGTTTGCCTTCTTTATCAAAGATGTTGATAGCATAACGCTTCTTAGTGATAAAGATACTACGATCACCGATAAGTTCACGACCAGCTTTGATAATCTCACCGTTCTTACGAGGTGCATGAAATGCTTTTTCCATGAATGCTGGGAAGCTACTGTTTGCTTCATCTGCAATTGAATCATATAATCCAATACACAATTCTTTATCCCACGCTAATTCACCAGATTCAATCTGAGGCTTCAATGTTTTGTACGCGGAGAAATAGCACGAGTCAGTATCACCATATACAATAGCTTCACCTTCATGTGAATATTCACCTGCAACAGTTTGATTGATTTGGCTCATCATGTGCTTAACAATTTGACGTCCACTCAATGTAACACTTTGACCGATACGCTTATCATAGAAACGACAGTGTTCGTTCAACAATGCACCGTAAGCAGAGTTCAATAAAATCTTACGAACTAATTGACGCTTATCCCAATACTCTTTATCACTATCAGTTGTAGCTTCTTTTAGTTTCTTCTGCATCGTCTTACGATCCGAGTACCAGCGAGTCAACAAGCCGGGAATAACACCCTCTTTCTCATACGTAAAGATTGTACCATTCGCTGATAACATATATGGCTTATGACTATCAAAAATCATCTTCCATATCTCTGCCGCACTCATTTGTTCACTACGACCATCTTCAAAATCAACAGTTAATATAGTACCACGTTCTTGGCTGTGTACTCTAAAGCACCAAACAAGTTTTCCCACAAGATAGCACCTTCAACTGCATCGTCCCCATCCTTGTAACGTTTCTTCTCCATTGCAAGTTTGAGACCCTTCTCTTTCATGTACTGGTCAGTGAGTGTTTGTCTGACTTGGGCAACGATTGTTTCTGGGGCCATGTTAAGGGCACGAATAACCGAGGGATAGAGCGAGTTAATGTCAACTGCCCCGACATATTCGTGCATACCTCGTTTCGGCGTAGCAACAAAGGCACCTGCCGCTTGCTGGATTTCATCTGCATCTTCAACCTTTCGTTTTTTATCTGGAACAACTAATCCTCGCTCATGCGATTCATTCATAATAGCCATTTCAATCATAGCCACTGAACCCATAACTGTTGGAAGCAGTACAGTGTTCTCGTGTGCTAGTTGATTAGCTAATTCTAAAAACTTAAGCTTGTTGTGGATCTTAACCAACAACATCGTATCTTGCCTATTGTATTCAATAAACTTTTTAAAGTCTTTGTTATACAATTGGTCAAGCGTACCTTCATATTGTGTTTTGTTTTCACCGACTTCCATCTCACCAATAGAGTCAAGTTTGTAACTATGGCGTGATTCGTAGTTATACTTTTTGTACAACTGCAAATAGTCCATATGAATACGACCTACTAAATCGTATGTCATTTCGGATTTACCAAATCGTTCGTACTCACGTGGCTTGGGAAGTTGACCCATCAAGCAAAACTTGCGTGTGTCATCTTTACTCATTACCCGTGTAACACGATTGACCATGTAGGGAATATCATATCCCTCTGAGTTCCAGCCAGTCAATACATCAGCATCTTCAATGAGTTGAAAGAACACATCAAACATGTCCTTTTCGTTATCAAACAACATAGTGTTCTCAAACTCTCCAATGATTTCCATTGCAGTCTCTTTAGTCATATGCTTAGGGGCAATGACAAGAGTAACACATTGATCTAACCAATCTAAGTAGCAACTGATAGCTGTAACAGGATTGAATGGGTCAGCCGTAGGACTGAAACCTTTCTCAGGATCAAAGTCTACTTCAATGTCAAAGAAACAAGTGTGAAGTTTAGGTGCATCCACACCTAAATAGTTTTCACTTAGACAACGAAACACAACGTTAACATCACTCTCAAACAATTTCTTGCCCGAATGAATGCGTTTTTCTTTTTCAAACTCTGTGCGTTTTCGTGTACTGAAACGACTGACCGGATCTCCGTAGATACTACGCTGTTTACCCTTAGGGTCGGCGTAATAGAATACGTAGTTTGTAGGGAATTCTTTATATTGACGTTTACCGTTAGTATCACGTTCTACAACGTAGATGCGATCCTCATCCCTGCTGTGAATAGCGTCAACGTAGCTCAAAGTGTTTTGCCCACAGTTTCCAAGATAGTGTTAAGTTCATCGTGGTCTTTGTTAGTCTGACCGAGACTTGCTTTATGAGCAATCTTAATTGCTTTCTTTAGTGTAGAAGCTTTGATTTCCAATTCTTCCGCAACTGCTTTAACAGTGTCGTTCAATCCACCATTCAATGTATCAATCTCATGTAGTACAGTCATGCCCTCATTGATAAGTTGTGTTAGTTTGATTTTTGCTTCACCGTTAAAGGTTCTGTTATAGTCTGACATAGGTTCTCCTTAAATATCTAGTTAGTATAACAGAATGTGTAGAGAAGTCAACTATTTTAGGTAACATGATTTGTACGCTAAATATTTGCATGAATATAATCTTTTGGAATGGTGGAGTTGACTGGGGTGTATCTAGGACCG